TTCTTTGTCAGCTGATAGATAATTGCACAGATCATCTCCATATGGGCAAGTTCTTTATCCCAATTCTTTTGGAAATGAATTACATAATAATATGAAGAAACTCGTATTTCCTTCTATCAAAAGACTGCGCAAAAAGATGATACAATATTCACCCCGGAGCTTACCACTCCGGGGATCTTATTACTGCAGATATCCTGTCGCACCGAATGTGTACTTCTCACCGCCAATTACTAATGTTTCATCACAAGCCATTTCTCCATTATCTTTGAAGTAATACCATGCTTCTGGCAGTTTTAACCATTTGTTTTTGTACATCGCTCCAAGCGGCATATCTTTTGTGGCTATTGTATTGTACCAGTAGTATTTTCCCGATTTTCCGTCCTTGTACCATCCGGTCACCATCTCACCAGTCTGCTTATTTTTGTCTTCTCCAGCAGACCAGCAACGGTAATCATGTCCGGCATATCCTAACAGTTCACCAGTTAGCATTGCACCCTCTGCATATTTTCCGACACGTTTTGTATAGAAGTAGAAATATCTACCGCCAATCATCTGCCACCCTGTCAGCATTGCGCCGATAGGCAATTTCCCACCTGTCTGATTGAAATAGTACCAGTCTTCTCCGATTTTCTTCCAACCGGTAGCCATGCCGCCTGTTTCACCCAAAAAATAGAAATGCTTCTGGTACAGAATCCAGTCATTCATCACGCAATAACCACGATCATCAAACCAGTAAAATACTCCTGCAATCTTCTTCCAACTGGATTTAGGATAGCTTCCGTCATACTCTTTCCACCAATAGCCAGTTTCGTCTTTCACCCATTTGCCTGTTTCATTCTGCGATATAATTCCAAAGCAAGCTAACAGGTTGATTGCGATTTCATCAATATTGCTATTGAATTTCTCACGGTCAGAATCATTATCAATAAATCCGCATTCGAGCAATCTATAGTTAATTCCACGCTTCGCCGCCCTGTTAATGTTAGCAAGGTCATCGCGATACTTGATATTCTCAGATCGACCCGGTAAGATTCCGCTGATATATGTTGCTACTGCTCTATCATACTGGTCAGTTACAAGTCCGCTTCTGACAATGATATGTCCTCCGTGTGCCCGACCTCCACCTGCATCCATATGGAGTTCCATCACACAGCATCCGTCCGGAAAGTTATATGTGCTTACATACCCGTGACGATACCAGTTCTTGCTTGTATCGCCAATAATTACATTATCGCCGCCGTAATATTTCATTCTTTCAGCAAGCGCTCTGACTCGTTCTGCTTCGGTGTATCCTCCGCCTTCAGCTCCTGGGTCTCCCTCTCCGTGTCCAGCAATTAAAAATAATTTCATATTATCCTCCTTTGTCTTCTATGCATCTCTTGCACCGGTACAATTCTACTTTTTCTTATATGCATTCCGATTCCACATTTCTGTCACACGTTCCCAGCCGCCTGTGCTGACCAGGTAAACTATAAAAGCGGCAATGAATGATGCGAAAATGTAATACCACTCAATCACTATCTGATAATAGGTGCACAAGACGATTACTGCTGCCGGTGTCAGAATCAGTGATGTGATCAGTGCCACAACATTCGTCTGCACTTTTTTCAGTGCCGGCATCTCCTTGATTGCCTGCACGATCACGCTGACCAAGAAAGCCAGCACTCCAATGCCTGCCAAAATGTAACTCATGTACTGCATTAATGTTTCAATGTTCATGTTCGATTCCCTCCAAATCACTAATTCTATGGTTTGCAACTCTAATCTGTTCCTCTTGAACAGAAAGCCTCTGTTCAATACTATATGTTCGCTCAACTACATTATTGTGCTTATCTACTCTTTTGGTTAGCTCATCCAGCTTGTATTCCATAAGAGCTCTTGTCTTTTCCTGCTGTCCGTGATTGTTCAGTAGACAAATCACTAGTGTTACGCCTGCTGAGATGCAGGCTGAAATAATTGTTTCCATAGCCATACTTCTTTCTTTAAAATTTATATCTGGGTCTCTCTTCTTCCCACAATAACCATCTGATCCAATCATCCAGGTAAACTGCCACTGCTGAAAGAAAAAACCATAATACTGTAAACTGCGGACAGATCTGTCCCCATAAATTACCTGGCAGATTACTATAATCCCATGCATTCCATCCCAATATGATATTTACAATAGTTCCGACAATCAACTCCAATAACGTTATAATGATAGCTCCTGCTGCCATAGCAATACCTCCATGAGCCGCATAAACTCTTGGGTTTTCGGTGTTTTTGTGTACCACCTGTATATCACGGTTGTCAGTTAATTCAAACGAGTTTCTTCTTATTTAAACAGCTCAGGGTAATTTGATGATACAATATTCAGTCCCTCTGAAAATCATTTTTATGTTTCTTTCGGTTTCGCTGTGCCCGTGCAGGATACCGGGAAATCATAAGGATAGTCATACAGATAATCTGCTGTCTCCTGAATCTGCACAGATATGGTAAACTTTTCCCCTGTCCCGACAGGATTTTTGCTCAATTTGATTTCCGTGATTGTCAGCATCATACCACCTCTACTTCTATCCTTACTTTCCTCGTTGAATCAGCAACCACATAAGTAACTTCCAGTATATAAGACTTCGCCTTTTGCACTGGTGCAATTTTAATATCCAGATAATGACCATTGATCTCACATTCTCCATGAGATTCAACTTCTCCAAACCGTGACAGACTGTAAGATGCTGCCAGAATGGTAAATGGTTCATTATTTGGACTTCTTACCAGCAGTTTGACATGTTTGTCCTCACCCTGGATAAATCTTACTCTATTCACAACAGCACCTCCCATGACACGGATGAACCACATCCACACAAAATTCTTCCTGAACTACTTCCACGGTATACTCATATGGTATGAGATGGATGCATAGAGTAGCTGGATCCACGATTAACAGTAACTTCGTGCAAAATGCTATATTACCCGCCTCGTCTTCTGCAGTCACTTCTACCACATACATCCCATCAAGATCATAGGGGATCGTGACTTTCCACAGATCCCCTTCTGCCCGTTCAAAGATAACCTCTTTCCCGTCTACCTTGCCGGTTGCCTTCACAACCATAACAGAACCTCCTAGTCCGTAATCTCTACAGCAATCACAAAGGTCTTACCACAATCAACCGGATTCGGAGTCAGGGTGATAGACTTGATCACCGGAGCAGCTGTATCAAGCGTTACATTTCTCGTGATCGTTGTAGTCTTACCTGCTTTGTCCTCGGCAATGATCGTAATCTTGTTTGCACCATTGGTCAGCGTTACATCCTTGCTAAAGAATCCATCTGTCCCAACTGTAGCCGCTGCACCATTTACAGTAACTGTAACCGGCTTAGATGTTGCATCGTCTGTCTTACCTGTAACAGTAATAGTTGTCTTATTTGTCACAAGACCTTCTGCCGGTGCTGTAATCGTCAGAGTCGGCGGTACTGTATCCACTGTAAAGGTTGCTGTCTTCGCTGAAGCTGCATTTCCATCATTATCTGATGCTGTCACAGAAATTGTGTGACTTCCATCTTTCAGTGCGGTAGTCGGTTTATAGCTGCATTCATATCCACCTGTGATTGCTGTCTTTGTAACTGTAACGGCTGTACCATCCAGCTTCATTGCGATTGTACCGGAATTTACACCAGAATCTGCATCTGTTACCGTAAACTTGATGGTCGGTGTTGCGTTTGTAATATAAGAATCGGCTGTCGGTGCAGTGATACTGATTACCGGAGCTACCTTCTCTTTGACTCTGATCTTCAGAGAGGAACCAAGTGTTGCATGGCTCTGATCAACGGTCGTTGTATTTCCTGCCACGTCTGTAGCCTTTACCGTACCGCCCAGAACGTGGTCCGTCTGGCTATAACTGGATTTACTTGGTGCAGTTACCGTTGCTTCCCATTTTCCTGATGTTGAATTGTATGTCAGATTAATCGTCTGACCATTAAATATATACTGTGCTGTTTTTACTGCCATCTGTTTTCACCTCTACTCCTGTGTCTCATCTGTAACAAGTTCGCCCATTCCGGAATCTTCCAGGATCTCTTTTACCTTATCTTTCAAAAGTCTTGGAACCTGTTCATACGTTTTCTTTCCCAACATAATCTGCTGTGCCCATAACATTGCCATCATTTCTTTACCTCCGTTGTTTTGTAGCATTATGAATAAATTGGTTAATAGAGTTACCATTACTGATATACCAGCTCAGACATTTCCAGAAGACAGCCCTCTAACTGGTCAATCTTCTCCTTCATGTCTGCCTTTTCTTTCTCAAGTGCCTTGATTCGGTCTTCCGGTGCCTGCTCTTCCTGGTACATGACAATTCCAAGAATGCCCGCTGTATACTTCACAACAGCATCAAACTTCGTATAATTTTCATAGCATGCAAGCTCTGATCCACGCTCCTGGACTGTCATCTTCTTTGTTGTCATGGTGTCTGAAAAAATCGCTTTGATCTCATCCTCTGTTGCTGAGATTGTTTTGACCAGAAGACCACCATCAGCCTGGATAGATGCATCCTGCACTGTCAGCTCCTGACCATCGTTGAATATAATTTTCATAGCTTTTCCTTTCTCTGAATCATGTTTCTATCTTGCAATATGGTTCAACCTCCAGATCAACAGATCTTAATTATGATGTGAAGGGAACTTGGAAATAATTACTTCTTGGTATACCTCAGAGTAATACCTCCGGAATATGTAGACCAGTTTGTTCCGGTCGATACAATAACCGTTGCGCCGTTATTTGTAATCCTTACACCTATGGAATTGGCCACAGTTTTAGGATCCACATACGGAATTGGATAGCTTGCACCGTGATTGAATGCAAAACTATTTTCCATATCAACCCAGATATAATCAGCACCAGTAATACCTGTACTTATAGATTTCGTTGTATTATTCGGTAATACTCCAACAGATATCATTTTCTGATAGATAGGCTTTGAATTAAGGTATTGTCCTGTGAATGTTTCAGAAACTTCAAATCCTAAAGTAGTAGTATCCGTCTTCTTCTCCAATTTGCCATTTAATTCAGCAACTGTATCAACCGTATTGAACACCTGTTTTACCTCTGTAATATTCAATCCGTTAATTACAACCTGATACAATGGCATATCTGCAACCAGATCTCCTGCCTGGATATCTCCTGTTGTATACCCCGGTGCTGAAGGTGTTCCTGTAACCGGCGTACCTTGAATTACTTTCAGCGTAAGTGATTCTACCTTTGTGCTCTGATTTCTGCTGTATCTCGCAACAATAAGATCTATTCGTTTCATTCCCTGTGATCCATTCACAATTGTAAGAGAATCATAGGTGTTCTTTTTTATCGATGCAGCGCATCCCTGATGCATAATAACGCCATCTCTGATCTTGATTTCATTATTTGATGAAACTTCTGCTTTTAACTGGGATCCCGTCCGCAACACATAGGATTCTGCTCCAAAGATTCCAATATTTATATCCCGGTCCTGTTCTGCTGTAACATGAGGACTTCCGACATATCCTGTAATAATATCCATTTATGTTTCTCCTTCCAGTTTATACTCTACTTTCTCTTTTCCCTCCGAAACAGTCCATATCTTCCTTCCGATTGGCTTTTTCATACTCGCACCGGTAAGATAATCTCTTCCACCTACAATATCTCCAATATCCATCGTTCCTTCGATTTTCTCCATTGTCATATCGTATTCTGTTTTGCTTTTTGACTTTAACAGCTTTTCTGTTCCATTCTTCAGAAGATCTTCATACTCAGAGCCAGAACTGTCATATATTTCAGCTATCTCATTAATTCCAAAGAAATACTGTGTCTGACTAATATTTCCCTGATCATCAATATAAAGATGGATCACCAAGCGGTCTTTCAATTCTCCTTTTCCAAGACAGATCAGGTGATTTGTTCCTCTTTTATTGTTGTCCATTGTGAAATGCATATTGTTATCATTTGAGAACTCATATTCTGACGAATAATCTACGATAGGAACTGCTCTTACCTGTACATATCCTGACTCAGTTTTCTCCGACTGAATATACTTTATTTCCATACGATATCCTACTGATTTCAGCAGTTTTTGTAATCCAGCATGCAGTGTACAATAACGGTCAAACTGGTAATTCTTCACCTGTACACCTGTGTCTTCCGCTACTCCATAAAAGAGCCCGGGAAATGCTTCCTGAACTCTTCTCTGGATTATCTGATTAAGCTCTCCGGATTCTACTGCATAGTCCTGATTACTTTCCGGCTGTATTACCTTCTTTGTCATCATTCCCCGCCAGGTATATCCCTTTACTGTAATACTGTTTGATTTTGTACTCGTATATAATTCCTGTACGATTCCTCCATACTCAGTATCCGGAACATACATCTGGCTCCCGAACTCGACCAAGCCTGTCCAGTCAGATCTTTTATACTCGACTTCAAAATCATTGATAGAATCCTTCTCATCTTCACCAATCTCCATATCGATATTGGCATTTAATACAAAGCCGAGTTCCTTACCTGTTGAGTCTGTATAAATCAACTCCATTCTGGCACGCTCCTCTCTTTGTACACTTTGATATCAAATCCATAGGTACCACTCCAGTTTAATGTCAGCATTCCGGAAGGTATCAATTCAAATACGCTCTTATCTTTTGCACGCTTTGCAAAGATATTCTGAACTGTTCCATTCCGCAGGTGTTTCGTGATTGTCTTATTACGACTCTTTAACAGGATATACTCTCCAGCTTCCAGTGTTTCATATATCTGATATGGGTAATCATTGATAATAATACGTGGATCTGCACATGGTCCGTAAATAACCATTTCAAAATTATTACTTCTAAAATGATCAATAAACCAGTTTTGTGTGCCTGCCCCCTGTCTCGAATAATCATATTGGAAATCCATCGGATAATCCAAAAAGAAATACTCTTCTCCTCCATTCATTGAATCTGGATAAAAACTTTGTTCCTGTTCCATTGACCAGAATGGATATGGACAGTAGATTTCTATCTTACAGTCCGTCCTGCTGTTATTGTCACTTGAAATCTCATTACTTGACTTCTTAATATAGCAGTCAATGTAATATGCTCCATAATAGATTCTTCCCGCTGTAAGATTCACCATATCATGTTCAAACGCATTTGTGATTTTGTTTAGGAACTCTTTCCGTTCACTTTCCTTTCCACGTACTGTAAGTGTCAGATCATACGTCACAGGGTCTTTGGTAAATTCGTTGACAGTAGCTCCAAACGTATTTTCTGTGACACTTGCCTTCCACTCATAACTGTGAAAATATCCGGAGGTTGCCCGCATTCTGTCTCCGATCAGATTATATTCTTCTCCATTAGAGCTTACATATTTGATCTCAATCATTCAAACACAACCCCCATTTCTTTCAGAGCTCTTGCCACTTCCCTATTATTGAGATTGATTACAATGCTGTCTTTTGTTCTAGAATTGTTTCTTAAATACTCAATCAAAAGTTCTATCTTCTGTATGAGTGTATCTTTTTCATTTTTCTCTGAGTTATTGCCTCCAACTTCCATACTCACGCTGGAACCAAATGGCTTTTTCACTGAATTTTGTAATTCAAGAGCCGCATCTGATACTAACGAAGACTTCCCGATCAGTCCGTTTGCTACTCCGGTATCAATCATTTCTCCAACGTATACACCCCATTTTGAAGGGGAATGGATCCCAAAGAAACTAAGTACATTATCTTTAAAGCTTCCAAGGACTCCCTTTACAGCATCCCATAACATATGTCCTGCCGAACTCAATCCAGATGCAATTCCTTTAATAATATTGAGGCCGATATTTCCCCAATCCTGACTGGCAAAAGTGTTTACAATTGCTGAGATAATTGCCGGGATCTGTCCTACCAGATTAGGAATAGCACGAATCAATCCTGCTGCCAGTTTTCCGATAATTGTAATACCACTCTGAAGGATCTGTGGCAGATTCTGAGCGATTGCAGCCACAAAACGAACAATAGCCGTAAGAGCCGCCTGCGCAATCTGCGGCAGATTATTGATAATTCCATTCACAAGTTTAAGTAATAACGTGCCGCCTGCGCTTAAAACGATCGGCAATGCCGGTAGGATTGCTCCCACAAAATTAGTAATAATATCTCCTGCTGTCTGAATCACCCACGGAAGATTCTGCAAAATTCCGTTTGCAATATTACTTATGATGTCCACGCCTGTAGCAAGTAACTCCGGTAACTGTTCATTAATTGCATTCTTCAGAACTTCTATAATGTTTGTATCCGTACCAAGAATCTCATCTGCTGCAAGATCCAGATCATCCCTTAAAGATGACATAAACATCTGACCTGTTTCAGCCCAATCTGCATTGATGAGTGCGTTTCCTAATGATGCAATCAATTTAATTGCAGCTTCTGCCAGATACGGAGCACCCGAAATAATTGCATTAGCAAGATCAGATGCCAGTTTCAGTCCCTGATTTACCACCTGCTGTGTGTTATTACTACTCAAATTCAGACTCTGTACAACTAATGTCATTGCCTGGCTTGCAACTTCTGGTAATGCAGATAGAACATTCCCGGCCATCGGAATCAGATTCTTCAAGAAAACAAATACCGTCTCTCTTAATTCTGACAACTGAACCGTAATGCTTTGGCCAAGTGCCATATTTCCAATCAGATTCTTTGCCGCAGCTTTCATCTGTCCAAAAGAACCTGACAGAGTAGTTGCTGCTTCTTTCGCTGTCGTTCCGGTGATATCTAGTTGTCCCTGAATCACATGAATCGCACTGTAAACGTCCGACAGGTTGTCTATGTTATATTCTACTCCACTGATTTTCTGCGCATCAGCCAGCAAGCGTTCCATCTCTGACTTTGTTCCGCCATAACCAAGCTTCAGATTATCCAACATGGTATAGTTCTGTTTTGCAAATCCCTGATATGCATTTTTGATGTCCTCCATATTGGTTCCCATCTTATTTGCATTATCAGACATATCTACCATTGCCATGTCCGCGATATCTGCCGCCTTTGATGTATCATTAGAAAGCGAACTGAGCAGACTTGCTGAAAAACTTGTGGTGAGTTCCATATACTCGTTCGCACTCATACCTGCAGTTTGATATGCTTTCGCCGCATTTGCCTTTACTTTATCCGCAGAATCTTTAAACAGGGTTTCAATTCCTCCAAGGCTCTGTTCCAGTGCTGCGCCTTCGCTGATGCTGGCGGCAAGAGCTTTCCCGATTGCCGCCGTAGCTACAACCTTCTTGATCACCCCGACCATCTTCCCTCCAAATGAGCTTCCGGCCAGTTCTGCTTCCGGATCTATTTCTTTCTGTATTCCTCCACTTATTCCTTTGGCAGACGGAATAATCTGTACATATGCTTTTGCAAGTTCTGTTGCCATTTCACTTCTCCTTTTCCGTCAACCGTTTCCATTCTTCGTCAAACTCCTGACCTGAATTAAATACCACAATATCACTTTCCTTGCCTGTACCGTCATTCAGAAGCAGGCTGACCAGTGATTCTGGTCTGTTTCTTCCCGTTGCACCATCTTTCGTCTGCAACCATGCATTTGTTCTTGTTCCGTCTGCGATTGCAGCCAGCAGAAGCTGCTCCGGTGGTACTTTCGCTCCTGCGATCTTCATTTTAATTCTTGAGTCATCCCTCAGCCCACAAGAAAAGGTCGCAACCATTCGACACGGCAACGACCTGTAATCATAGATATGATAAGTTTCTGCGAGATCACACATCAGTGCATCTCTGTCTAAATTGAGCATGTAGGCGAGGATCAGAAGTTTTTTCCTGCTTCTACACTATTGAAGATTTCTCCCATTTCAATCATCATCTTAGATGCCGGAACTCTTCCATTCTCCTCTCTGAGATGTTCTTTCAGCCTGTCCTTCTGCTCTGTACCTAGTAACCGGTTCAATGCACTGATTGTTCTTGCAGTATTTCCATTGTCCAGTTCACACAGATCTTCCAGCAGTTCATAATCATCCAGTGCTGTTTCATCCAGGTTGTACTCAAAACCACTGCTTGTTGTTCCCTTCATCTTCTATTCCTTTCCCTTAATATACTCATAATGTGTCTGTCCATTCTCGTCCGGCACTGCTGTCAATGTCGTTTCGTATCCGATTGCATCATCATCTTTGTATACGATATCTCCTACTTCTGTAATGCCTGCGCACGGAATCGCAATTCTCTTGACTGCATTTTTCAAAATCATATCCACAACCCAGGCACTCTGTTCTGCTTCATCTGCGTTTGCTTTTACGGTAATGCCGGTTGCAAGTGTTCCTGTGACATTTTCATCACCGTATACACTTTTTAATACTTCGATATTCAATGCTTCGATCATTGTAAATTTGAACTTATCTTCTTTGCTTGTCTGCATGTTCAGAACGGTGTCTCCGCCCCATGCTTTTACATTATCTGTCTCAGGACTGTTAGAGTTCGTAAGCCCATCCTCTGAACAGTATCCTAATGATTTGAATGCTACATTTAATTCTGATGTAGCATCCTTCGGCAGTTCTGTTCCAAGTGGCGCTCTGAAAATGGCTCCTCCCACTTTTGGCTTGCCTGTACTTACATTCTTATTATCTGACATCTTAATCTCCTTCCCTTAAAAATGCACGATATCAAATACGGCCTGATACCGGTACTTCTTCCGTGCCGTATCTGTATAGTTGTAATCACTGTTGAGCTCACATTTACTGATATCATCCATTTCAATTATTTTCTCCATTGCTTCTTTCACCCGTTCATTAAGGGATGCCGCCTGATACAATGAGCTTGAATAGGATTGCACCGCCAGTGTTGCTCGTTTGATATGATTGGTCTGACCGCTTCCGGTCTTTTCAACCACAATATATTCCTCCGGAAGTCCAGCCTCTTCTTCCATTCTTACAGGTATGCCAAGCTGCTCCTCCAGATAATCTCTGACTATTTGTTCAATCATGTTTCTTTTCCACCGCCTTCAGTAAGCTATTATTTCCGTCATCTCCATGCACTTCTACTACTGCTCGTGTTGAAGCGATATATGTCTCTGTTTCCGATTCTGCTGCAATTGCATTTGCCTGTTCTATCAGAATCTTCTGCATCTCCGGTGATTGCATAAGTTCACGAACACCTGCACGATTCAGTTCTATCCTCGCTTTCCCCATATTGCTCCACCATCCATATCTGATTCCATGCAAGAGGAATATTCTCTTCAATTCCCTGTTGCGGGAGTCCAATCACTCTCCATGATGCTCCAAAGAAATCCACCCGGCAGTCCTGCCAGTTATGAGAATCTTCTTTCGGCACGGCAAGTTTATACACCGCTTTCTTTCCAATCAGATTCAAGGTGTCCAGGATCTCCGTGGTCGAAGCAGGTGATACCAGTACATTCTCCACATATACTGGCGTTTCTTTCATGATCGGATGTCCGAAAGGATCTTTTCCATCCGGTGTCTGTTCATATAATTTTACTGTTATACCTTTAATCACAGCTATTCCTCCTGAAAAGGATTCAGAAAACCAATCCTGCTTCCAACTCCCAGAATCTTCTTATCCAGTTTTGTGAGATACAATTCACCACTTCCATTGGAATTCGTCCAGCTCTGTGAATATCCCAGTGCCGAAGTAGTTGCCTGAGTTGTCCCGATCGGCACGCTCTCCTGTTCGCTCTCCATGACACGGATCACCATATTGCAGGATACAAGCTTCTTCGCAGCTTCTGACGCCTCCTGATTATAGGCATCAACAATCACAGCCGCATCTTCCAGCAATGCAGTGCATCTCTCCCAGTCATTCATTGGCAGATTTCTTCGTTGCTGAATGTCTTCACATGTTGCATAAGCCATTACTGCACCTTCTTCCTTCTTGCCGGAGTCTTTTTCTGTGGTTTTTCTTCTTTTTCGTTTTCATTTACTGGTATTTCTTTCAGTGGCTTGAAAATTGCAGAATCCAGTGCAATACTGGATTCCACAATCATTCCTGTCTGTTTATACAGATACTTCATTTACATCCTCCGTTACTCACTTTCAGCAAGGATCTTGGTAAATGCCTTGCTGTCCATGATTCCAATTCCGTATACAATCTCTGAACGGATTGCAATCTGATTGAGTCTCTGAAGATCTCCCAGTCCATCTGGATCTCCGAACTCGATCAGGTGGGCGCCGATTGATCTCTGTACTCCCCAGCGGAAGGCGTCAAACTGTCCGGTAATTCCAAGGATCTTTGACGGAGTTGTAATTTCATTCTTGGCTGACACTGTATCAGATACCGCCGCATTCATTCCCGCGAAGTTGCTCAGGTTCTGTCCAAATCCAAGTTCCGGATAAATCTTTCTTCCCGTTGCGTCTCTCATTGTAGATAAGCCAAAGGAAAGTGTTGGATCCATTGCAATTCCGCTTGGTGTATAACCTGCTGAAATGACCATGCCTGCTGCCGCCTCGATTGCTTCATCATACTTTGCTCCTGCAACGGTTACTGACTGTGTTGTATCAACCAGTCCTTCTTTTATGAGACTTGATACTGTTCCTGTCAATGGATTGATCTTGTGAATTCCTACCAGGTCAAGTGCCCTTCCAAGTGCGATTCCCGCATTAGACGCCAGATCCTGAAGAACTCCGATCTGTGTGTCTTCATCCGCCCACTTCACTTCCTGTGAAAATCTCATGGTTACCTGCAATTTAATCGGGTTGACCGTCTTGGTTGCATAGCTTGTCGGTGTTGGTGATTTTTCCCCACCTTCACTTACAATCTCGGCTTTTGGTGGTGCTGTAAGTACCCATACCTGCTGTTTTCCGAATTTCTGTGGTCTTGCACCGGATAACTGCGCCAGTGTAGAACCTTTCTGTGCTTTTTCAAAAATTCCTGCTGAGATCTCAGCAGGAATCTCAAAATCTGAACTAATTAATGCTCCCATGTTTTATTCTCCTTTGCCAAATATCTTGTGTGCGAATTCCCGCATTGCATTATCAGCTTCATGATGCTCAGTGGTCACTTTCGCATTTTTCTTTGTTCCCGGATAAGATTTCGGCTTTGCAAATTTTAAAATTGCTTCGGCCTGTTTCTTACAGGATTCTTCATCTTCTCCTGTCAGTAACTCTGCCGGTACGTTTGTGTCTTTTGCTACTTTTTCTCTTACCTGTCTAACAGTGCCTTCTTTTTCAAGTGCTGTGAGTTTTGCCTGGAGCGCATCTGACTTCTCTTTCTCTTTCTGAAGTTCTGTCTTGCTCTGCTCCTGATACTCATCGTACTTGCTTGCTTTTTCCCTCAGGTCTTCGTAATCTGCGTATTTCTGTTTTTCTCTCGCAAGGCGTCCCTCTACGATAGAATCCACTTCTTCCTGAGTAAAAGTTTTATCATCTGCCATCGTGTTTCCCTCCTGATTGAGTGTTTTTAGTTTTTTATCCACATTTAAGGCATGCGTTGCCATAAAAATAACACGCATCTCTGCGTGCTAAAATTATCTGTATTTTATTGCTATGTGAATTTGCATATAGCAAATACCGTAATGCAAATTATAAGAATATTCATTGTTGATATCGCCATGCGCCTCGCCTCCTTATATCTGTTCAATCATTCTACAAATACCCAATCTTCTGCAAGCATGTCAGTTTGAGACGCCAACCATCCAACAACACATTTATCATCTGCTGTTTTCATTACAATTGACGGGAGCATATCATAAGGCTCACCATCTTTCTTTTGCAGCACCGCTTTTGTAAAGAAATGAATTTCATCTGCGAGAAACAAGAACATGCCATTCCAACCTTTACGCTTAACCTTAAGACCTCTCTTGAGATATTTGATTGCATCACCAAAAGAAAATGTTGCTTCACCCCCAAGTACAGGACAGTTCCGCTCATCTGCCACAATCCATTCATCAGAAAGCAAATTCATTGTTGTGTATTCAACTCTCTGTGTCTCTCGGATATCGAGTAATTCTCCCTTGTCTCCGTCCTGCGGTCTGCACTGGATCATAATTGTTTCTTTCTCTGAATCCCAATACCAGTAACCTCCCCATGACGGCAATTTTACTTTTGCTCCCTGTTTCATCGTTTTTAATGCTTCTATAAAATTCATCGTTCTTCCCCTTTCTTAAAAATAGCTATAAAAATACCACCAATCATTTCTGATCAGTGGTATCTACTGCTCTTGTTATTTTATAGTCCGCACTCAAATAATGTTAATCAATTATTATTTTCGGTTTAGGATACTTTTTAGGTACTTGTGTACCATATTTTTCAATTGTATAATCATGATTATCTGTTACGCTCTTCAAAAGATCATCTGCATACTCAGACTGATCAAAATCAATTTCATTTGGAATCTGGGGACAATATCCAAAATGAAGTACAAAATCTTTATGTGCTTTTTCAAACTTTTCGATTAAAACATTCATTTATAGTGCCTCCTTCATCTTTTTCTCAAAATATTCCAATGCGTTTGGAAAATATTTTTTCATTTGTTCATATCTTTTTTTATCAAACTGTGCTTCAAACATATGTGCAAAAGCCTCGGATGTAACATTGTCCCGGTTTTTCCAATATTCCTTCGGATGTGATGCACATCCAATTATATTGCCTTGTGTTACACCATCAAAAAGATCTGATATTGCCGAATCTTTTCGCATATCTCCAAGTTCTTCGCTAATGGCTTTATCAACTTTATCAAAAGTACCCAAATGATGTGCTTTACCATATGCTATACGATATGACAACGAATCACTTTCCAGTAACTGAATAAAATACTTATCATCTGATAGATTTCCAGCTAAATCATCAACTAAATGACCGTGTTCATGGAACCATGTAGCTCCAGCTCCACGTGGATTCTTTAAATCTGCGCCATAATTCATGGATATCTTTTTCGTTTTAGTATTATAGTGAGCCGTATTTTCATACACAGCATTTTCAATGCTATCACCCGAAGCATATTTTGTGAATAGTCGTTTGGCATCGTCTGTACCATGTGAAAATTTATCCTTTAGACAGTCGTAATATTCTTTGTCCATATTGCCGTCACTGCGAAGTTTTTGTTTAAACATTCCTAAATCTGATTCCATTATAGCAGAACGGGGAGTCTTTTCAATAGTTTTTGCCTTCCTTTTCGCATACAGTTCCCGTTTTCTCGCATTAATAGCATCCTTATTTTCCTTGTACCGAATCCTCCGCATGGCATTGATATCACCACCAGCATTGTTATACTCTTCTAGGTACTTATCCGGATCATATCCGGCAACTGTGCTTTTCCCATCAAACCGCACTGCATACTCACAATCACAATTAGCATGTATATGCTCAGCATGACCGTTTTTCAGTGCATTCCTTGACATGTACTGCCATCCTCTTGATGCTAAAGTAATACAGAACGAACAGGTGTCTCCATGTGGTACCCACGCAAACTGTGCTCCGTCTCGTTCTGCATTTTTCAAAGTAGTGTCGGCTCCAACCTGCTTTACCAGTCTTGCTATCGTTGCCGGAACGTTTATCTGAGACCGCTTCATTGTTCCATGAACTGCTTTTGCCACTTCTCCGTATTCCGGAAGATCTGCAATTTCCGCTGTCGGAACAACTACTCCCTGCGCCGATGCCGTAGCTTCGTACATTTTGCACGCTAGTGAGCCAATTGCCTGTCCGTAACGCTGCGACAACGCAAACGCGTAATCCAGGAGAGCTTTATCATCTGCAAAACCATGCTTCTGAACGTATGCCTGCATCAGATCTGCTGCTTTCTGGTTAATCTGTGACATCTTCGTTATGTACTGCACCCAAGCCCTGGTCGTTATCTGCATTTCCAAACTCCTCCGTCAAGATTGCTTCTCCCTTTGCTCTCTGTTCCTGCGCACGGATCCGCCGGATATCTGCCTGATCAAATCCAATCATCTCAAGGAATATATCTGTCTGCGCGAATCCCTGTCTTGCTGTTGCAATCTTCAATGCAGCGTCTGTTGTTGCCGCTATGCTTGGCATAGCCGGATTCTTAAAATGTGCAATGATCTCGATCATCTCATCTGTCAGATCATCCGGTGTGGTTCCAAGTTCGATTGCCAGTGCCATCCTTCCAATCCGGTACAATGCATCCCCGTTCGCTTTGTTTAGTTGTTCAGCTAATAAAATCAGTGTCTGGGACTGCGCCAGAATTGCATCGCTTGAGGTCGGATTGGCATCATTCACAACGCCCACATCCGTGACGGTTAACCCCGTTGCTGCTGAATACTGTGTAGACAGCATCCGAAGCATCTGCACATGTGGTTCTATATTTCCCTGTGATAGCTGACCAAAAGATGGCTTTTCTCCTGTTTCCGGGTTTGTTGTGCTGTAAAGGATACTTCCTACATACTGCTTAAACTTCTCATTCACCAGAACATCATACTGTTCATCTGATACACCAAGTAAGTATTTCTGCGGTGATGTTGCGAATTCCAATCCAATCGTAGCATTGGCCACGGTTCTTACATACCCCTGAATCAGTCTTCTGACCGGTTCCTTCAATCTGGACTGTCCGAAAGGCTTATCGTTTGTTGCATCCCAGATCATTGCTACCATCAGAGGCTGTCCGAAATCATGTGGAGTAGCTTCTGCATACCAGGTCCCTCCGACACGATCCAACTGCCAGATCTCTGTCTCTGTATAAAAATTCACATGATCCGGAGACCATGTGATATCTGATTCATCTCTTTTTGCATCTTCAAAGGCAAATCCGTATTTGATTCTTGCTTCACTGGCATCCCACGAAGCCGCTGCACAATGAGGAGAATAAAACCGGACTCTTGCGTCTCCCGCTTCGCCGGAAACTGCTGCAAATGCACAACCATATTTCAGTTCTTCCTTTACAGCCTTGTTATATTCTGCAATCAGATGATTTCTCTTCATGATTGCATTCATCTCATCTGATTCTGTTCCATTCTCTGTCACAAATCCATCGAACATCGATCTTGCCGCAAGTACATCCACTGTCTTTGCTCCCCAGGAACACCCGATCTCCAGCCTTCCAAAACCGGAAGGGAGGGCAATCCCAAGATTCACCTCATTCAGTGTGATTTTCCCATTATAATAACGCCGTTTCATTCGGTTTGCTGACCGGTGATAGTCATAAATCTCTTTTAGTTCATTCAACCACTGCTGCTCCTGTTCCGGCAGCCCTCTTACCTGTCCAAAATTCAGTTCCATTATCCGATCCTCATCTTTCTGTTTGGGTTTCTTTTTGAAGTTCTGCATCCCCATAATGCCAGTGCCGCCGCTTCAATCGGTATGGAGTTTTCTCCTCCGAATCCCCAACCTCCTGAAATAGGTCTTTTTACAGAAGTAACTGCTGACTCCTGTAAGATTTCCTGATATTTATACCAAGAGACCGTCTGCTCATTGATTTCCTGCACAAGCTGACTGGCTGCTGCGATCACATCTTTTGCTCCTGGTCTGATAATCGACTGCTTATATCTCCATACAGGTGCAATCTTCTCTATCAGAAAATCAACACCATTCCGACCATCAATCACTACACAAGATGCTGTCTGGTATCTCTGATTCAGCCAGTCTGCAAGCCACTGGACACCTTTGTCTGTAGTTCTTAATTCAATCAGGGATATTCTCGCTCTGCCTGACGCCGGACAGACAGCACCACACAGTGCTATTGTGGAACCGTCCAGTGAGAATTTCACTCCAAATGCAGTCTTGCCTTCCGGCTTCTCCTGTTCGGATGCACATGCTTCCCATTTATTCTTATCAATTGCATAGTCTTGATCATTATTGATTGGAGACCACCAGCCAAGACGTTCCCTCGCGAAGGTGTCCTCGTCCATCTGTTCGCATTCTGCTGCAATCGTTGTTTCTGTCATTCTTCTTCCAAGTGCCGGATTGCATAAAGCCCATCTTTTCCGGTCGGTCACATCTCCAATCTCTTCCACTGAGTACTCCGTCCAGGCTGTGGACTTGCTCTCTCCGCTTCTTGCTCTTTCTCTGATTTTCCCGAAAACTGCACCGGTGCAATTTTCATCCGGCGGTGTTCCCAGATAGATCGTCTGCGGATTTCGAGATGCTGATATTGCCGGGAGAAAAGACGCCTGCTGTTCTGATGTCAGCTCCTGCGCCTCATCAAAGACAAGGCAGTCCCCATGTAGTCCTCGGCCTCCATTTCTGGTCCTTGCCACAAAAACCACACGTCCGCCATTGTTCAAGATGATCTGTTCTCTTCCTAACGCCGCTTTGATTTCCCTCACATACTTTCGCAGACCTTTACTCTCGAACAATCCTTTCAGTTCCATAAATGTCTCGGTTGCCGTCTTCTGCAAATGTGCTGTATAAATCACCCATTCAGAATACATGATCATTCCGGATGCAATTCTTCCTGATGTATCCAGTGTCTTGCCATTCTGCCGCGGTACAGACAGTCCGCAGGTTGGAGCGGACCATATTTCCTCTTCTGTCCGCCCCATCCAGTCATTCAGCACTTCACCCTGCCACGGATCCACAATGAGTCCGCCGACAGAAAGCACTTTCACAGCATCTGCTCCATCTGTGTAGACATAATCCGGAGTGATCCTAACGGACGGCGTTTGGCTTCCCATCAGCCTTTCTCGCTGAGAGGATTTCTCCAATTTCGTCATCTTCTCTTTCCACTCCTCTGATTTCTTCAATTTCTTTTATTGTTTCTCTGTACTGCTTTGACAGCTGTGGCATGGCCTTTGATCCATTCACAGCATCTTTCGCACAGATATCAATCTGTTTTGCCAGGATTATTGAAAGATTTTCCAACTGCTGCAGCCTGTTTCCTTCGTTTGTTACAGTTGCCATTTTCTTAGCTCTAGCCATCTTCATCCACCTTTCAAAAAATCCCTGTGTGTAAATCGGCGCTGGACGGCGCTGGTCGCCTTCGGCGCCTGGCGGGGTACCCTCCCCACCTCTGTTTTCCTCACCAGTTTCCGTCCAGAATATTCGCCTTCGGTACCTTTTGGCTCCGCTCCAGTTCTTGCAATGTTTTATTGCTTTTTGCCGCGTTGCAACAGTAGTGCGCTGCCTGGAGGTTGTTCCAATCCTGCGCCGCTGCCTCCCGGGAACTATAACCAAACTCTCGCCATCTGGACACCGGTCTGATCTCATCAATCACAAAAGATAATGGATGCTTGCTGTCACTTGGCTCATCATAATGGATCGGTCCCATCCTGCCCCTGCAGATCCCGCACTCTGCACCGATTGCTTTAAGCCTTGCCCGGTGCTTTCTCCGAAGATTCCCATTCGCACTCCTGGGGTTTCCTGCTGCCATTGTTGTCACCTCTGTTCTAGTTTATTTCATGGACCATGCAGGAATCGAACCTACGACATATCGCTTATGAGGCGAATGTTCTACCACTGAACTAATGCTCCATTTTAAACACAAGAAGCACCCACACATCCCTGTGCAGGTGCTTCTTGTGTTTTATACAAAGAGAGGACGAGCCATCAGCTTTCCGCCTCAGGCTCATTGTAATTCTCTCACACATTTATACTGAACTTCAAGGAACTGTAGTAAATCATTTTTGTATTTTCAAATGTTCCAGTGCTTTTCCATGCAACTTATGTACCCATCTTTCAGTACAGTCCATCTTCTCAGCAATCTCCCACCATCGAAGGCCTTTCACATATCTGTAGAACAGTACATCGTTCTCATCTTCATTACTCACTGTCTTAATTTGATTCTCAATGGATATATATGATTCGATGCATTTGCTTTTTTCTTTCTGTAATCTCTTTTCCAGTGAATCAATTCTTGCCAGTTCATCTGACAAATCTTTCTGATTTCCACTACCATGTGGTATCCCCGAATAGTCTGTTGCTTTCGTAGATTCTGCAAGTTCTCTAAGTTCTCTTACCTCATCGTCAATTCTGCTGATTCGTCTTCTGTTTGCTCTGTATCCTCTCAGATACTCTTTTTTCCGGTTGTTCTCGTTCTTTACATTATTCTCTTCCAGTCTCTTCTCCATTGGCATCATCTCCTATCTTGTACTTTCTCGCCAAGTATTCTGCTACATCTCCATGCCACAACTGCTGCCCTTGTGCTTCGATCAGATTGCCTGCTTGGTATGCCGGCCGGTGAATCTTCTCGCTTGCCTTCCGATCCGTCGGATGTTCTGCCATATCAGCATAATGTTCTTTTTGGTTCTGCTGGATTTCCGCAGGACTCCAGCGTGTGTCTGTACTTCTTTTCACTGTTCATCACTCCAATCAAGAGCCTGCCCGCAAAATTTGCAGCGTGGGCACGATGCTTGTCCGTTCCATTCTTCAATCTTCTTTTTTCTCTGCTTCTCTAATGCTTTAACTGCCATTTTCTTTGCTTCGATGTTTTCTTCGCTGTTGGATGTATCCAACACCTTAATGATTCTGATTGCATCTTCAATATTCAACTTTCTTTCTCCCTGCTATATAATCTATGGACACATTATATGTATCTGCATATTTGATTGCTTCTCCTAGCGTCAGCCCTTTCCTTCCTGTTTCAAGATCTTGTAGTCTTTCCTCCTTCATGTCTAACTTGACTGCTGCCTCTTCTCTTGTCAGTCCTCTGATTTTTCTTAGATACTTCAGACGGTTTCCTATTGTTCCTACTGGTCGTAATATAACCATTGTAATCAATCCCTCCTTTCACATCCCATGCGCAAATATCACAATCTTCAGGACATACATTTGCTTTTATTGCTCTTTTGCACATTTCCATTCTCGTTCTTATGTCTTCCTCATAGTCCTTTATGATTCCGAGTTTCCTTAGAATCTTATAAAACAGTGACTTTTTTCTCACGTCTCTTTTTTCCTTCCGTCGTTCTTTCCATTTCCGCAGCCACTCAAGCTGTGCTTGATCCTCTTTCTCTTGTCTTGTCATTTTTCTCCTTCAAACACAATTGTACTTTTTCTGATTTCTTCTCTGATATTTTCATGCAGCTCATTTAAATCCCATCCGTCAGCGTATGTAAACAATATATCTTCACCATCTTCCGTAAATGGTAAACCTTGCGCCACCCAAAACTTTGTACAACTGTCAAAGCCAGTATCTTTGAAAATCTCGCAATTATACAATTCTTCTAATTGCTTTTTAGAATATTTATTCTTCATCTCTTATGCCTCTCTTAACTACCGGAATATCCGAGAATACCACCGTAGCCCGCTCGTTTTCGGATGCCGCTACAACTACAATCTCTATGTCATCATATCCAAGCATGAATTCCGGAATGAGGTAAATTCCGTACTGCTCGACAGCTCCGTGATTATTTCTCATGTAGTCAGATACAAATTCTAACTTTTCATCCAACAGATTGTGTGCTTCCTCTTCATCGTACCGCTTTGTCAAGTGTGTGATTGCCTGCTTTATGTTCAAGCTTCCTGTCCACCAGAAAAATGGCTCGATTTCTTCGATATACTCAAACTTGCTATCTGTTATAATCTCTTTCATCTGTTTCTCTCCTTCCGCTTCATCCACCTTACGCATTTTCTTGATATATTCTCGAACCGTCTGGATCGTTGAAAGTACTCCGCCATAAAATGGATCAATTCTTTCATGTTCTGCAATTGTTGCTTTTGTTTCTGCTTCTGCCTGATCCAGCCAGTCAACCAAATCTTTCGCGTCTTTTTCTGTCATATCTTCTCCTTCTTTCCATCTCGTCTCTTTCTTCGCAGTACATTAATCCCACGTACTGTCCATAACTCATTCCTTCCTGTCTTGCTTTTGCATTTATTTCAGCCAACTCGCTTTTCCAAGCTGTTGATCTCTGTCTTTTTGGCACTTATCTGCTCCTTTCTCCTCCCTGCCGCATCCAGGGAGGAAGTCTTTGTTATCATGCTGCAGTATTGTGACATACTTTTATCTCCACGCCATTCAGCGGAGGTAACTATAAATAATTTTTCTTATATCTCGCCATCCACTCTTCTCTCGTATGTGCCTGCTCATATTCTGTCTGTGCTATTCTGCAGAGTAGTTCCCGCATTTCTCGGTTATTGTGGACCGCTTCCGGTCCTTCTTTGTGATGATTCCGACACAGATCTACCTTGAGCCCATCTGCCTCAGATAGTTCACGCTGGCCGGATCCGAACATGATGTGATGTTCTTCTGTATATTGCTTGGAAGAATCGCCATAGAGTATCGAACAGAGATAGCAGACTCCCTTTCCGCTCTTGAGGATGCTCTTTTTATGTGATTTTCTTTTTTTCTTGCAGGCTAATTTCGGAAATGCCATATCTGAATAATCGATGCTCATAATATAATCACCTTATTTCTTGCTGAGTTCTTCTCCATTTTCATCCACCTCTGCTTCTAACCATTTCTTCCAATACTCTGCTGAGTTCAACATCATGTGAGGCATCTCTTTCACGGATGCTGCCATGTACAGTGCCATCTTGTATGATTCCATTGTCTTCATGTATTCCCATCTGCTGCCGGCTGGATTCTGTTCTTCTTCGGACTTATCCACCTGTTCTGAATCGGTTTCCACTTCTGTGTTTCTCGCATTTTCTTCCATCTGCTCTGAATTATCCACAGGTTTTTCCACAATCTCCACAGGTTCCGGCATTGCACTGGTGCAATTTTCCTCTTTGTTCTGTATTTCCGGTGTTTTCCCTGCTTCCGGAAGCATTTCCGGAAAATCTTTCTCAATCTCTGTCTGTCCTGGAATATCGCTTGGAAGTTCTACTGGTTTCTCCGTTTCCTGTTTCTGCGTTTTTTTTGGTTTTGGCAGCTTCGCCTTTACTACCTTTGACTCTTTTCTTTTCTCTTTCTTCGGTTGCACTGGTGTAATCTGTTCTTTTTCCGGATATTTCTGTCCGTAGAGCTCCTCCCAGTTCTGTTTTGCATCTTCCTCTTCTGTAATCAGGACGAGATAACTTAAAATATTCTCCCAGGCAAACTTTTCTTTCAGTCCTTGTCTTACTACCTGCAGTATGACCTCGTCTTTCTCATCGTTTAGATAGAGCATAATTCTTCCGCAGCCTTGTGGTCTTACGCTGTAAAGTTTGTCCCCGTCCGGTGCCAACACCTCTTTGATCCGTCCTGTTCCTACGCTTGTTCTGACTGCCTCATGCAGTCTTAGATACAGTTCCGGTTCATCCATGCAGATCTGATGGATTGCCTTTTCCAGATTGTCGAGTTCTTTCTGTTCTTCTTTCTCGCCTTCCAAAATGACTTCGATATCTGTGATCTTCTCTTCGCTTTCTATCTCTTCTTTGACTGCCTGGATCTCTGATTTGCTGTATGCCGGTGTCAGCTCTTCCGCTACGCTTTCCGGAAGGGTCAGCATCAGTGCCAGCTTCGCATAGCCAAATCCTTTATAATGCTCCTGCAGTCTCGGAGAGTAACCACCCTCCGAGAATCTGTCATTGATCCTGATGTATCTTGATACCTGTGTAGCTTCAAGCTTATATTCCGCCCACGCAAATTCATTGACATTGCTATATCCTGAATCCTTTAAGATATCGGTATCTCTTCCCTGCTTCAGCAAATATCCCGTCATAACAAAATCTTCCACGGTCCTGTTCAGGACAGTGTTCATTGCTTTTTTATACTCTTCATAATCCTGATACTGTGCTAATTCCATCAAACCGCCTCCAGTTCTTTTTCTATCTCTTCTGCTTCAAGGAAATCTTCCGCCAATCCCTGAAGGACTCTTATATTCTTTTTCTCTTCCAGCTCTGCAATATTGGCTTCTCTCTTGATCTTGCTGATCTTGGCCAACTTCTTATCTTCCTCTGTCAGACGTTTCCTGATTGCCTTCTGCCAGCCTTTCAGGAATACCCGGATTTCCTCGATTCCCGGTTCTTCGTCATAATAGCTTCTGTGCTGTCTGATTGTGCCTCCCGGCTCTACTTCGATCGTGTAAAACGGGATTCGCGGTGCTTCCTGTCTTCGCAGAAAACAGATATATGTCTCTCTGCTCTCGATCCTGTCAAAATATCGTTCACTGCTGCCGGCACAATGATGCAGCGCACGTCCTTCTTTCACGATATCCACTAACGTGTTCGGTACAATGATCTTATACTCTTCATCTTCGTACTCATATCGGCTCTTGATCTCTTTCAGGATCCCTTCTGCTTCCGGAAACTTCTGCCGCATCTCCTGTGCATATGCTTCTTTTCCCTCTGCATTGTTTTCCAGTTCTTTCAAGATCTGTATCTGCTGCTGGTCTATAACAACTTCATCATGTCTGCGTTTTAGCTCTCTTGGACGATAGACCATCTCGTCAGCCATATTTTTGCAACACGCTTCACACATACTGAGATAGTCTTTATATTCTTCAAGAACAGCTTCTGCCGTCATTCCTGCATATTGTTCCTTTTTCTGCCTTTCGATGTAGTTCATGATCTTCTGTGGACTCATATATTTTTCCAGTTCCCGGATGCCGCTCGGTTCTATCTCATTCTTTATCATCCACTGCACCGTCTCTTTCGAGATCTTCTGCCCTGCCTCGTCCGAATACTGCATCCAGCGTACCATTCTGTTCCCACCATGTTCGTCGCGGATCCGGTTGATCTTCTGACGGTCTTGGATTCTGAACATTCCCTCAATACTTTCCTCTCTCATGTCCAATGGTCCGTAGTACTGTAATGGATATCCCGGATAGTCTGTACAGTCAACCGTATCTCTCAGCAAATTCCAAAAGTGTCCTTTTGCCAGGTACTCAATCTTCTGTGCATATCCTTTCATCTGTCCCGTCCCTGCCACAAGTCTGTTGTAGTTCAGTTCCTTTCCCATCTTTGATAGATACTCCAGGACTTTCGTTGCTTCGCTGTAAGTGGTCCCGTCTAATATCTGGCCGAATTCTCCCGGATACAAGTAACCTTCTCTTGCTCTTAAATTTTTCCGGTTTCCTTTTGTCCATCCTTCCCAATGGTCCTCATAATAAATCTTGTATGTTTTCTTTGTTTTTCTGTTAGAGTAGACCTTGTACAATAAGATTCTGATTTCATCTCCAAGCTCTACATAATGTCTTCCATTATCCCATCCGACCTTTGCTTCTATGATCCGAAGCACGCTTGTATCTTCATCTACCGGCTGGATGAGATAGCAGCTCTTCCATTTCTGTTCGATATGGTCTGTTCTTGTCTTTGCCCTCACCAGTTTTCCGCAGGAAGGGCAGAATACCATATCATTGTGCCGGATCTTCTTTTCGCCGTCCTGTCTCTTGATTTCAGATGCTTCACTACTCTCTCCGCAATTCGTACAGGTGAATTCCTTTGTTTCTCTATCCCGGAACATGTAATCCTCTCCTGAAGATTTCTGAAAGAACCATTCTCTGAGGTTTTCCGGACAATTCGGAACTTTTCTCATCAGCTCCATAAGCCGTATCTTTCGGTTTGTTACGCTTCTTTCCCTGATCTCACTGTTATAACTGTGTTCCAATCCATTGATTCTCTCCCATGGGCTGTCGTTCCATGGCCTGTGTTTAATCAATTCTTTGATCCTGTTTGTGTCTTCCTCCTGCAGTTTCGGATAATTGCCATATGTTCTCCATTCCCAGTCTCGCCAGTCCTCATTCAGTGCATTCAGGATGCCACCTTTTCTCCAACCATGTTGTTGTTTCCAGTATTCATGTTCGCCTGTCTCGTAATTGATGCAATAGCGGACCAGCAGTTCCTTTTCCTGGTAAACATTCAGAATCAGAATTTTATCCAGTTCCTGCAAGGTGGCCACAAGTCCTTTTTTTCTTGTCTTTTTTGGTGCAAAGCACTCAATCGCTTTTCGCTTCATCTCTGCACCTCCACCCATTCTCTTTCTTCTGTCATGGAATAGAGCTGATGCGCTTTCGCTTGTATTCCATCAACATTTCTCACGCCTGCTGCCACTGGTTTGCCTTTCTCGTCCTCTACGATCAGACCGATTACGGTTCCATATTCGCCTTTCACTTCCGGATGTTTTCCCCTTGCGATTGCTATCTTTGTCTCTCCGATCGCTTTTGACCGCTCTTTTTCTGCGCATGCACCTCTTTCTCTTTTCTCCCATTCCCTCTTTGGATGTATAATCATATATTCCATTGCCGCCATTGCAATCTCCATAAGTGTCAGTTCTCTTAATAATGTCAGCTCTGTAGATACGACCATCGAGCATCCATCCTCTTCGTCTATACTTCCGCCAGCTTCGCACAGGAAGAATTTGTTCTTTCCATCGATTGGATACCACTGCAGGCAATCCAGGATATACTCCGCCGCATGGAATCCAGTGGATCTTGTTTTGCTTTTCTCTTCTTTGTAGGTCTTCCCTTTCTCGTACTGGAATGTCCCTTTTCCGTGTTTTGCCTGAATTTTTTCGTTGAAACCTTTGTATACTCTCATTTCTTCTCACCCAGGTAATATTCCCTCACGATCTCTTTGATCTGTGCCTTTCCCGGTATGCTGATATACAACGGTGGTGTCAGTCCTGCTGCCTTTGTGATCCTGTCATCCAACCGTGCTTTGTCGTTAAATGCTTTCTTTAAGATCAGAGCCATGCAATCTTTCAATGACTTTCCTTTTCTTCTGACTGCAAGAGCCATCTCTTGATCCTCTAAACATAACTGCTTAATAGAATCCGTCCAGTCTCTCAATGCTCCTGTCAGCTTCAGATCTTTCGCTTCCAGTTCCAGTTTTCCCATAGCTGCAAGACTTGGTGTCGTCAGCTCCTCGATTGCACCGGTGCAAAAGTCCTCTGCGTCTTCCGGATCCAGTCCGTTCTCCTCTGCGATTGTCTTGATTGCTTCTAAGTCTCCCTCTTCCAACTGTGCTTTGGCCGCACGGTTGATCTCCTCGTAAGAATCAAATTCTCCAAACTTCTCAAACATCTTTATACCTCTTCTCCTTGTAAGTACGCTTCAAGCGTCTCCTTATACTCGCTGTCTTTTTCATGCACGATTTCTATCTCGTGTTCTTTGCTCTCTTCCAGGAACTTTTTCCACAGGTCTTGGTTCTGTATTCCTTTTCCGTCCGACTTCTTCCACTCTGCTCGTCTCCACTTTTCCGGATTATCGGCCTGGATCATGTTCTTGATGTACGTGTTCCTCGTGTAGAACACAACTCTGCATGGTTCTTTAAGCTTTTGCAGTGCATAGATCATTGCCAGAAGCACACTGCGGTTATAAGTTGTTCCTTCCTCTTCTCCTTTCAGGAATCGGTCTTCAATATCTCCGTTTCTCCTTGTAAATGTTAAGGCTGCAGCATATCCTCCTCTCTTTGGTGCTGCCGGTCCTGTGATCGTGGTTTCTATGTAGATCTTCACCGTCTTCATTCTTCAAATCCTCCTGTTCAGCCTGATCAATGTATATCTCCGGTATTTGAATCCTGTAGCCGGATTGATTCCTTCATAGCTCTTGGCAATGTAATAGCCATTCTTCTGTTTGATTTCTTTTGGCCATCTTGCCAGTTTTTTCTTCTTTGGTGGTTTCAGCGGCATATTCCGTGATGTACTGTAACTGGATTCACTGAGCCTTGGCTTGTCCCTCTTTCCGTCTTCCCTCTTTTCTCCTACTTTCTCGTTTTTTGTAATGTAGGATGCAAGCTGTGAGAAATCCTCTTCGTAATATTTGCTTTTCTCTAACTTCTCTGCATAGATTCCACCATGTGGCCAACATTCCTCCACCCAGCGGATCGTATCCCGGCATCCGGTGATGACCATGTGAACGTGCCATGCTCCCTTGGTCCCTTTCTCAATGTTCCGGATCCAGCGCAATTCGATCTGTTCTTTCTTGTATCTTGTCCTTAGCTTGCTTATCAGATTCGTGAAATCCTTCTTTGCTTTCACCATGTCCGGAGGTCTTGCCTCGACTCTGTACGTCAACGTCAGGAAGTAGTCCCCCTTTCCAAAGTACTCCAACAATCTGTGTCTGGCTGTCTCTGCTTTATTCATAGCATTCACTACTGCCATCTGCTCCGGTGTAGGCTTTCTCTTCTTTTCTCTTGGCAGTCCCCTTGCTCCATACCTGCCATCATGGTATTCCTTCACCTCCAGGATGTCTCCTTTCCGGAAGGTGTGTGTAACTCTCTTCGTTGCCATCGTATACCTCTATCTTTAATGTCTTAATCGAGTATTAAAATGGGGCAGAACCCCCGTTTTTCTTGACTTCCTGCCCCACAGATGTTAAGATAATAATGTCTTTAATATCTGCGAGACAAAAGTCTTGCATCCAACACTTCCGTTACCTCCGGAAGTGTTATTTTTTTATCTGTTTTTCCAGCGTCCTTGCGATCGAATTCAGCGCGTAGAAGCTTGCTGATACAGCCAGTCCGATCAGAACGCGCTCCAGCGTTGACTCCGGTGCTTTGACTGATATGGAATATGTAATTGCTGCTCCGGAAGCATAGAAGAGTCCAACAAGCATTCCAACGCCTGTGATAAACCTTGTTCTCCAAAGGCTCATTCTAATATGATGTATTCTCCTTTGTTCTTCTTCCTGGCGTACTCGTTCGCCTCTTCCCATGTCCCAGAGCAACAGCCCAGTTCCTGTGTTTTCGTCCATCTGATAATCCATATGTGGTCTTTCTCCCTTCTTCCTCGTTTCTGGCTCATTTCTCACCTTCTGTATGGTTTTCTTCTTTTATTCCTATTTCGGTGCATCCCTCACGCAACAGCCGATTTATGATCGCAGATGCCTGAGTGTCACTGAATGCTTTTCTTGTGATTTTATTTCCCTTGTGTTTTGCTGTAATGATATACATCCGCTGCGCCCTCCTTCTTTCTTGTATGATGCACTGTGTTTACAGTAACAACAATCCTCCATGCTTGTCCCCTTTCCACCGCCTAAGCGGTTTTATCCTTTCTTGATCTCAGATGCTCGTTTATGATAGTTGATACATCATTGATTACTTTTTCATGCTCCTTTTCACTTTTTCCCATATAAGCAGCATCATCAAATTTATATGTGCATCCGCTTTCTGTCTTTTTAATCTCTACGATCACCCGCATCACCTCCTAGAAAAGTTTATGTGTTACGGTTTGTACTTGTTGCTATTTTGTTTTTCTCTGTCGGATATCTTTAGTTTAGGCATTGTTTTCTTCTCTCTAATCATCCTCATAAGTTCTTGGAATAAAATCCTCTGTAAGTGCATAGAACTCGCTGATGTAGGTTCCTTCATCCGTGATGTTCAAATCGACAGCAACATTGTGATCGTTCATCAGCATGATGCTTGTTGCACCCTCTTTGTCGATATCTCCACATCCGACTCCAACAACCTTAAACCCTTTCAATAGGCTTAATTCTTCTGGATATCCGCTGTATCTCTTGTGGTTAATGCTTCTCTTCATTGCGTTCACTTCTCTTGCTATTTTCTATTTCTTCTCCTATACTCTAAACAGGCACTGCCATGCCTAGTACTTATAAAAGGAGTTTTCTATGGATTCAATTAAACATATCCTCACTCGTGACAACATCACTCTTGCTTTATCAATCTTCGGAGCTGTTGGAACGCTACTCTCTTGGATTCTTTCTGCTGTACAAAACCGTCAAAGCCTCAAAATCAAAATTGTAGGGCATCGAGTCTCCAAGAAAAAAGATTTTCTATTGGTTTACATGTTATTCGAAAACCAATCACACCTTCCGATTCTGATAACAGATATTTCTGTAAATTTACGTTCTACTTGCTAACCATGTAGAAAAGTTCCATCTGTTATCTTTTGGGAGTCATTAAAGAAAAAAGATGAAATTACTTTTCACAACGAACATTACTCTTTACCATTGCCTATTTACCTGATCGGTCTCGGAGGATCATCTGGTTATATTTGCTTTGACTTTTCAGAATCTTCTTTTCCACCTGATGCCACTTATCTGACTTTTCAATTTTCTTCCAATCGTGGCAAAGCAATTGAAATGAGACTGTCACTGGGTGATCGTCTTGATCAATGAAACAGCGTTCCATTGTTACGACTCCATCCATCATCTTATTTGGAGTTTCCGATTTTGGAAGTATCCCAGCATTCAGCTTCTCTAATTGCCGCTGTAGTTGCTGCTGTTGCCGCCATAATTGCTTTGCTGTAATAACTATGAATATTTGGTTGATAGCCGTCAGTATGGCGGCTACTGCCACCGCTATTACCGATATCTTTTCTATCATCTCTTCACCTCTTTTCTGTTTCGAATAGGTAGGCTCTTTTTACACCGAATAATTGAATCGCAGTCTGAAACTATTGAATCTTGGAAAGAATCTCTTTGTCCAGCTGATTTCTCTCCTGAAGAATCTGATTCAGGTCCTCGTTCATCTCAATAGTTTTTTTGTAATAATTTATGATGTAGCAATACTGTCTTGTCTGCGTGATTGAAAAAAACATGACATTTATCAATATCGTCAACATCAGAACTTTTAAATAGAAAGTCTTTCTTTTTAGGCTTTCTATTTCTTTCTTCATCTCTTCCATAATCTTCTCACCCCACTTTCTTCTCTGAACCATCTTTCTCCATTGCGTCTCTTGCCTTGAGCACTTCTACGCTTCCTTTTACTACCAGGAGGCTTTCTTTGTCTAAATGCTTTAGGTTCTCTACAGTTTCTTCGATTAATCTTTTCTGTTCTTCACTCATGTTATCCACCTCTTTCTTTTGTTGATTCTAAAACAATTATATGTCGGTGTAAAACTTTTGTCAAGTATTGTTTTGTTGATTATTTCAACATTTTCTATTGTGTATTCAGACAACGCGTGTTATAATATGTTCATACCGAAGGGAGGTGCGAAATGAACGAACGTATTAAAAAACTTCGAAAAGTTCTAAAGCTGACACAGCAAGAGTTTGCAGAGTCAATAAAAGTTAAACGTAATACTGTAGCTACATATGAAATGGGACGTAGTATTCCAAGTGACTCCGCAATAGCTCTTATATGTAAAACATTCAATGTTAATGAGGAATGGCTCCGATCTGGAGCGGGTGATATGTTCTTAGAGTTTCCTGAAGAAGATGAAGAAGCTGCTTATGTATCTGAATTGCTAGAAGACAGTGATAACGATTTATATAAGTTGATTAAGGAAATCATGCACACATATCATGAATTGTCTCCTAAATCAAAGGAAGTGATTTGTGATTTCAGTGCTAAGTTGCGAGAGAACATAAAAAAAGGAAGCTAATGCTTCCCTCTTTCTAAATGTCTTTTCAAGATGGTGTAGAGCTGGCGAAGAAATTTTTCATCTGAATCGTCAATTTTCTTCACCATTCCTATGATAAGTTGTTTAGATACATTGTTCATTATGTTGTCCCTCCGTTCCAAGCAAGAACACTCTTTGAAATTCCTTGATTTCATCATACGACATTTGTATTTAGAAATCAATGGTTTTGTCGAACATCTGTTCTTTTTTACTCAAGAACTTTAGGGATTGCTATTATTAGGAAGACCTGCTCAAATATCTATGGAGTAGGTTCTGATCAGGATTGTGGTGTTCCTGATTGGCAGGCACACAAATGAGGGTAAATTTATGGGATTAAGATTTAGAAAAAATTTCAAGGTTGCTCCCGGAGTAAAAGTAAACCTGAACAAGAAAAGCACAAGTATCAAATTGCAGACTATCTAGATGTTACAGGAGAATATCTGGATAATATTTATACTTATTATCCTCTAGCTATTAGCTGTAGCTTGACCACTTCTATTTTTTACTAAAGAAAGCGAGGTAATCGTATGGAATTCAACGAAACTATCAAACAATTTTCAGAAAGGATTACAATTCTAAAAGATAACGTATCAACGGAAGAATCAACCAAAATGTCACTTGTAGTTCCACTTTTCCAGATTCTCGGATACGATGTATTTAATCCTTCCGAATTTTGTCCTGAATATGTAGCAGATGTCGGAATTAAGAAAGGCGAAAAAGTAGACTATGCGATTCTTGACAATGGACAGCCAACCATTTTAATAGAATGTAAAAGTTGTTCAGAACAACTCGATAAACATTCTTCTCAATTGTTTAGATACTTTGGTGCATCTCCTGCAAAATTTGGAATTCTTACTAATGGTATTATATATCGTTTTTTCACTGACCTCGAAGAATCAAATAAAATGGATCTTGTCCCATTTCTTGAAATTAATATGCTCAATTTAAAAGATTCTTCAATAAATGAATTAAAAAAATTTGCCAAAGAGAACTTTGATAAAGAAAAAATTTTTAGTACTGCAGAAGAACTTAAATACAGTAGTTTAATTAAAGGATTACTTTCACGTGAATATGAAACTCCTTCTGAAAATTTCATTCGGTTTATACTTTCAGATATTTATGAAGGCCAAAAAAATCAGAAAATTATAGAAAAGTTTACGCCAGTCGTAAAAAAAGCTTTTTCTTCTTTTGTAAATGAAATAGTAAATAATAAAATTTCATCAGCTTTAGTTGATGAATCAGATTCAATAGATGAAGCTGAAGCAATAGAAGAAGCTCCGGTATCAAAAATTGTTACTACCGAAGAGGAAATTGAAGGTTTTTATATAATACGAGGACTTCTCGCTGGAACTGTACCAGTTGAAGATATTGTCCATCGAGATACTGAGAGTTATTTTGGTATTCTTTATAAAAACAATAATCGAAAACCTATTTGTAGGCTTAATCTTGACACCAAAAATAAACAACTTTTAATTCCTGATGAAAACAAGAAATTTGAAAGAATTTATATCGAATCTCTAAACGATATTTATAAATACCAAAACCAATTAATAGATGTTGCAAAACGTTATCTTTAAAATAAAAACCGCTCCTGCGAGATTGCAGAATACTTAGAAGTAACGGAAAAATATCTTGAGGATTGCATTGAATGTTACCGGAATAAATACGGGATCTGTAAACAGGTGGATAATTATCTGATATATTTTATTCCGCAGCTGTCCGTAATGAAATTGGTATAACCACACAGTGCGATTATACAAAAAAAGATGATGTTAAACCAAAAGTTTTTTAGTGATATTTTTCGTAATTTTTATGACAAATTGCTCATTCTATCACTTACTTATGTAATTGTCAAATGTTTTTTCAAAAAAATGTTGACTTTTTAATGAATATGAGCTATCATAAAGATCACAAAAGAAAAATATACTAATACTGCTCTAGGTTGTACGTCTCTCAATATATGGGAATGACCGAACCCTAGAGCTTTTTATATTTAAAGGAGAGTACATATGAAAACTGCAATACTTGTTGATGGCGGTTTCTACCGTCGAAGAGCTCAAGCCATTTTAGGTGACCAAACAGCTGAAAAACGTGCTATAGAACTTGCAAATTATTGTAAACGCCACTTAAATTCTCACGGAGAAAATAATAGCCTGTACAGAATTTTTTACTATGATTGTGCACCGTCAAGTAAGCGCATCTTTCATCCATTCACGCAAAAGCAAGTTGATCTTTCAAAAACAGAGCTTTACACATGGACTATGAGCTTTTTAAGTGAATTAAAGAAAAAGAGAAAATTTGCTATTAGACTTGGAAAACTTGCTGAAGAGCAAGCACATTATACCATTTACCCTAAAACGGTCAAGAAACTCTGTAATGGTTCTATCTCTTTTTCGGATTTAAAAGAATCCGACTTCTATCTAAATATTGATCAAAAGGGTGTTGATATGAAAATAGGCTTAGACATTTCTTCAATGGCGTATAAAAAACAGGTTGATCAAATTGTTTTAATATCCGGGGATAGTGATTTTGTTCCTGCTGCTAAGCTCGCTCGTCGAGAAGGTATTGATTTTATTCTTGATCCTCTAGGAGCGCCTATTAAACCTGATCTTTTTGAACATATTGATGGACTTAGAACATGTGATAATAGATATACTATACATACGCACAAATAAAGTAAAACCGCCCCTGCGCCAACAGGAACGGTCAACTGGGAGCACACGCCAATGTGCTTTTGAAATACCTCCGAAGAGATACTCACTTACCAAAGAATATTGTATCATCTTCGGTGCAGTCGCACAATCAGAACTTACGTTCTATGTATGACTGTTATTTTTGTACTTTTTTACATAATATATACGGAGGTGATATCATGTCATATTGTATTTATTTAAGGAAATCGAGAAAGGATCTTGAAGCCGAGCAGCATGGTGAAGGGGAAACTCTTGCCAGACACGAACGTGCACTTCTCTCTCTTGCTAAGAAAAACAACCTTATTATTAGCAATATTTATCGAGAAGTTGTGTCTGGAGAAACTATAGCTGCGCGTCCTGTTATGCAACAGTTACTTCGCGAAGTAGAACAAAACCTTTGGGATGGTGTGCTTGTTATGGAAGTAGAACGTCTTGCTCGTGGTGATACAATCGATCAGGGAGTTGTACAGAGAGCTTTCCAGTATTCCAACACACTAATCATCACTCCTTCCAAAACCTATGATCCGGCCAATGAATTCGATGAAGAGTACTTTGAGTTTGGATTATTCATGAGTCGGCGTGAATATAAGACGATCAAGCGCAGAATGCAGAACGGACGTTATGCCGCTATCTCTGAGGGAAAGTGGCCATATAACTCCGCACCATACGGTTTCCGGAGAATGAAACTTGAAAAAGAGAAGGGATGGACTCTTGCTTTTGATGAAAACGAGGCTCCTGTTGTGCGACTTATCTTTTCTATGTTTACCGGTCCGGAACGTGTCGGTATCCGGTCGATCACTCGTACTTTAAACAGTTACGGTACAAAGCCACGTAATTCCAAACTTTGGAGTGAGAGCACCGTCCGTGGAATCCTCTCTAATGTTGTGTACGATCAATGCGTTAAGATCGGCGAACGAAAAGTGGTCAGAACGGTTGAAAATGGTGTTCTCACAACCGCACGTCCGAGAACCAGTGACTATACCATCGTTTCCGGTCGGCATCCGCGCTTAATCGATCACGATGTATTTGCAGAAGCTCAGAGTTATCTTGGTTGTGGATCGCCAAAACCTGCCGGCTCTAACATTATTAAAAATCCGCTTGCAGGAATCATTGTCTGTAGTGAGTGCAAAAAGAAAATGATTCGCCGGCCGCCTTCCGGAACTGCAAGTCGTGTTCCTTATGATCTGATGTTGTGCAGTACATATGATTGTCCTACCATTGGCAGCCCTTTGGATCTTGTTGAACGAGAAGTTTATAACGCGCTTTCTGACTGGGTTGAAGGATATCGTCTGAGTGGTCAGACACCAAGTAAGAGTCTCATTCCGGAAAAAGAAGTTCTTTTGGAATCAGCTCAACAGACACTCGATCAACTTCTACGGCAAAAGGGAACCATGTATGATCTGCTTGAACAAGGTGTCTACTCAACAGAAGTCTTCCTTGAGCGATCTGCCAGTTTGCAAAGCCGAATTTCTGAAGCTCAATCAAACGTTGCCCAGCTGAAACTCGAACTTGACAAGGAACGTCAAAGAGAAGCCAATATAGAACAGTTCCTGCCGGCTTGTGAAGATCTGCTTTCCTGTTATTGGGATTTATCTATTCCGGAACGCAACAGATTGTTGAAATTACTCATAGAATCTATAGAATACAAGAAATTAACGAAAAATAAGCGCGGTCATCTGAATGAGCCTAACTTTGAATTGACCATAAAGCCCAGAATCCCGCGCAAATAAAGGGTTTTTTGTTATTTCCAAAAGAAACGGGATTATTCTTCTGTACCAATATCAGTCAGTATTCCTGTTACCTCTTTATATGGCATCGTA